CGGATTTAGAAACAAAAACACAAAATATTAGTTTAGTTAATACAACAACAAATATAACAGAATTTATAGGAACAATAAGAATCCCTTTAATAACATCTTTAAATGGTGGTTGTCAGATAGATTTAACAACAAATACAATTACAGCGACAGCATCAAGTATAAATTTAAATGCTACAACATTACAACAAAATAGCAAAGATTTAATAAATACTGATGGGAATAAAAATATAACAACAACACTAACAACAACACAAACAAGTTTTACAAATCCCCAAGAATTAATAACAAAAAAATATGTTGATGATAATGCTGGTGGTGGTGGAACATCATTAGATTTTAGTGGTTTAGTTGGTTCAACGATAAAAACAAATCTATTAACCTCAACAACACAAACCGCTTATGGAGTTGTAGAACAATATACAGCATTAAATAATTTGAGTGCGGGGCAACCAGTTATATTTGATTATACAAGTGGAAATATTAAATGTTCTTCAATAGGGTCATTACCATCACAGCACGAAATTATAGGAATATGTTTAGATGATACAACAGCGGGAAATACTGCTAATATTTTATCTACTGGATATGCTACAGCACGGAGAACATCAACAACTTTACCAAGTTTTGAAACTGTAATTTTAAATAATACTACAAATGGAACAACACGAAGTTTAACAAATAATACAACATTTACAGACAGCGGAGGCGGTGGTTCTTATAATTCTAATGAAAATTATAGTATTACTTTTGATGCTGGGGCGGGATATACAGTAAATGCTACAGTTAATAGTTTTGGTTTTGAACATTCAACAAGTCGGATGTATGATAGATTGGGAATACAAACCTCTACAGACGGAGTATCATATAATAATATATCAGTTCAATGGCTACAAACATCATCCACCACTACACCGCCATATTCTACTTCTTTTGGTGGTGCTTCTTGGAATTCGGGTGCTTCAGATAATGGATGGGTTTTACCTAAAGATGAACCACGAGCAATTTTATTAGGTGGTGTTCCTTCTAATACTTTCCCAGCATTAATAAATTTAGGGACGAGATATGTAAGATTTTACTTTTTTAGTGATGGTTCAGCACAAGATGACGGATGGAATATAACTTTAGCACCAAATACACCATATCCTACAAGTGCTATTAGTGTAGCAGAAGGAACTACTTTATATTTAGATAATGTTGATAATAGTTTAGTTTCAACCGATGATACTTCACAAATAGTTTTAGGTTATTGTGCTTATAGTGATGCTAATAATGACAGTTTATTAATAAATGTTAGACCACCAAGAATTTAATTTTAATAAAAAATAATATTTTATAATTATATAATATAAAATGAGTTTAAACAAATTAACAACTTCAAGTGATTATTTAGAAAAACAATACCTTAATATTGGTTGTAATGATATAAAATGTAGTTCTTTAGAAATAAAGGGACAATCTATAACACCACAACAACCAGTTGATATAGATGGCGGAACATTTAATCCAGCATTAACAGCAAATAATTTAACATTGACGACTTATTGTGCTTTTTATAAATACAATAATAATGTTATGACTATTGATGTAAATGTAGATTTTTCAGCAACGGCAAATTTTGCTATAACGACGGTTAGTTGTCCTTTACCATCGGGATATACAATAATTCAAGATGCTATATTTTCTCCAGTTGTAGGTTATTTATCCAATCATACAACAACTCCTTTAACCGCTCAAGATAGTTATACCGTTTTATCAACAAATTCTATTAGTGTTGATTTTAGACAAAATGGAACTAATATAGTAAGCGGACAAATTGGAAGATTAAATTTTAGTGCGACATTTAATGTAAATCCACCGTCTTAAAAAAAACTAAAATAATAAAAAGTTATAAAATTTATTTATAAAAAAAAATATATTTATTAATTATATATAATAAATAAAATGTCATTGAATAAATTTACAAGTGCCAGTTATGATACGCCAAAACCTTGGATGGATATAAGATGTAATACAGTTTCCTTTGGTGATTCTGTAGGACAACTAAAAACACAAGCATATGGACCAGTTTATTCTATTGGAGTAGGAACAATTACAAACCAAACCCCATTATATTATACTTGCGACCATACAAGTTTGAGAATGAGGGGATTTATAAATTTTACATCCGATATAACCCCCCATAATAATTTTAGTTTGAATTTTAATCTACCCGGAGAATTAGTCCCAAGATTTGGAACGGGTAGTTTGGTTATTGCGACTGGAAATGTGTGCGAATACCCTAATAATAGCAATACCAATAATGGACAGATTGCTTTTGGAGCATTAAATGCTACTAATGATGGTGTTGATTGTCAAGTATTTTGGAACAATGGTAATGTTTCATCAGCAATTCCATCCAGAATATATGTAGATGTTTGCTTATTTAAACCCTAAATTTTACTTTAGAATTAAAATATAAATAAAAAGAAAAAATTATATTATTAATTATATATAATAAAAATATGAGTTTGAATAAATTAACAGATTCTTCTAAAATTAACCAACAACAATGGATGAATATAGGGTGTAATGATATTAAATGTAAAACATTAGAGGTTGATGGGAATGAAGTTATACCACGACTACACGGAGTATATACACCTTCTATAACCTCATCAATAGGGACTTTTAGTAATACTACAGCATATTGGTCTTTTGAGGAGACATATTTAGATATATGGTTTTCAACTGAATTGCTTGTTGTTGCTACAAATTCTTTTATGGTTATTGATGTTCCTTATCCTCCAAATTTATCAACATCGCCCGTAGGAACAGTTCCCGCTGGTGTTTTAACCGCTATTTATGGTGCTGGTAGTGTTGGTGCTTTACAACAAAACCAAGTAAATGGGACTGGTGATGCTTTATCTTTGGGTTTTTCTTATAGTGGTGGTTCAACCCCCGCTAATGGTTCAACTGTTTTTATTAATGGAAATATGAGAGTTTATACAAATCCTATTTTATAAAATATAAAAACAAAAATAAAAGCAAAAATATAATTATATATAAAAAAAAATATATATAATTATTTTAATTAAAAAATTTTTTATTTTTTTTATTTTATATATATATAATATAAATAAACAATATGGAAGCAATTAAAGTTATTGAACCACGAGTTAATGTAAAAGCAGATTTAGAGAAAAATCACACAGTTTTAATGGGTGGTCTTCGAGTAAATCAACAGATTAACCCCGCTGATAGTTGGGGGTCTCCGGGAACTCAACCCGTCCAAGCACTTTGGACTATCAATCCTCCATCTAGTCAAACAATTGTAGACAGATGTATGAAAGTTAGATGTTATTTTGAAGTTAAAACAGACCAAGACCTACAATTGGGGACAAATGATGCTCTTAGACAATTCCCCGTATCAACATTGTGTGATGTTCTTTCAGTCCAAATTAATGGTGAAAATATTAGTGATAATGTAAGTGATAAACTCCACGCAATGTTATGCTATGGTAATAATGCTGATGATAGAAACAGTCAATGTTCTACAACTCCTACTATGCCCGATAATTATAAGCAATATTCCGATTGGGCGACTTATGGAAGTGCTAAAAATCCTTTGTCTAATTATGGTGAAAATGGAGCAGAAGACCCAAGAGGCGGTTTTCCAGTCCAAGTTATTGATTCTAAAACCTTTAGAGTTGTTCTTACTGAAAATTTAATTCTGTCTCCTTTTCTATCACCCTTTCAACAGCAACAAGAGGGATTTGTAAATGTAAATCAGATTAATATTAGTTTTAGATGGAAAAGTAATCTATCACAAATTCTTTCTCATTCATCTCTTGGAAATGCTATTACAAGTGTTAATGTTTCTATGTATCAAGCACCCGAAATGCTTACAACCTTTATTACCCCCGATTTGACTCAACCTATTCCACAACTTCAAGTTTTGCCTTATTACAACTCTCAAGATTACATTAAAAATATTGGGGCGGTTGCTAATGGAGCGGAAACTGTTGTTATTAGTGATTCTATTAAACTGTCTCAAGTTCCACGAAGACTTTATCTATTTGTTAGAAATCAGAGAAGCACATCTAACCAAAATACTCCCGATAGTTTTCTTAAAATTAAGAGATTGTCTGTATTGTGGAATAATCAATCTGGTCTATTTTCTTCAGCATCCGAACAAGATTTGTTTGAAATCTGTAAAAGAAATGGTCTTAATCTAACTTATCCTCAATGGGATAAATATCGTGGCGGTGTAATGTGTATTGAATTTGGAAAAGATATTGGT